CTTTGCAAACTCAACAACAAAAACAATTACGGTCGCTGGAACTCCAGGCGCTCAAGGCATGACTGTTGACTATGGTTATGTTTCAGAGGCGGTTTTTTACAGCGTTGATTACGGGACACTATAAATACAATTATGTCAACACAAGTCCAAATACGAAGAGGTAATACAGCACAAACAGCAACCTTCACAGGTTCTATTGCTGAGCTTACTGTAGATACAGATAAAAGAGTCGTAGTCGTACACGATGGTACAACTGCGGGTGGTAATCCTTTAATCAAAGCAAATGGTTCGATTACCACAGGTCAAATACTGACTTCAAATGGTTCACACTTACTCGCACTATCAAATACTGGTACTGCTGGTGTATATGGTAATGCATCTTTCATTCCTGTCGTAACTACTGACGCTTACGGCAGAGTTAGTTCTGTAACAAATACTGCAATTGCAATTTCTTCAGGTGTCGTTACGGGTGTAATGACATTTGCACAAGGTGGTGCAAACGCAACATCATATACAACTGGTGGTCTATTAACATCTAATGGCACCGCATTTGTTTCTGTTGCAAACACTGGTACTGCTGGTGTCTACGGCAATGCAGCCTATGTTCCAGTTATCACTACAGATGCCTATGGAAGAGTTAGTGCAGTTACCAATACCGCAGTAGCGATTGACACAGCTGCAATTACTTCTGGTACAATCGCTGATGCACGATTACCAACTAAAGGAACTGCTGGCACTTATGCCAATGCGGCTTATATTCCTGTAATCACTACTGATGCATATGGTCGTGTAACAGCTATAACGAATACTGCCGTTGCGATTGATACCGCTGCATTAACATCTGGCACACTAGCTGATGCAAGACTTCCAGCTACAGGTACCGCAGGTACATATGCTAACGCAACACATGTTCCTGTTATAACGACAGATTCAAAAGGTCGTGTAACTGCTGTAACCAATACTGCTATTTCTTTCCCTGTGACTTCAGTTGCAGGTGTTACTGGTGCGGTATCAAATACACAATTATTAAATGGTATTCTTACAGTTGATGGTGCTGGTTCTGGCCTTGATGCAGATAAGTTAGACGGTTTAGAATCTGCATCATTTGCTAATGCTGCTTTTGCTAATACAGATTATACAACTATTTCTGCAACTGCCGGTGTTTATGGTAATGCATCTCATGTTCCAGTAACAACATTAACTGCCAATGGCAGAGTTAGTTTAATCACTAACACCGCAATAGCAATTGACACGGCTGCGATTACTTCTGGTACTTTAGCTGATGCAAGACTTCCAGCTACAGGTACTGCTGGTACTTACGCAAACTCTACTCACATTCCTGTTATAACCACAGATGCAAAAGGCCGTGTTACTGCAATTACAAATACTGTAATTCAATCTTCAACAACTTCTGTTCAAGGTATTGTTCAACTTACTGATTCAATATCTTCAACAAGCACAACAACTGCCGCTACACCAAACTCAGTTAAAACTGCCTATGATTTAGCCGCAACAAAATTTAATTCATCTGGTGGTACAATATCAGGTGATACAACAATTACTGGTAACTTAGTTGTTAATGGTACAACTACAACTGTTAACACTTCAACTGTATCTACATCTGATTCACTATTAAAACTTGCAAACAACAACACCGCAGGTGATAGTTTAGATATTGGTTTTTACGGAACTTATAATGCAACAGGTCAAAAGTATGCAGGTCTTGTAAGACAAGCAGGTTCAAACTTCTTCTTGTTCAAAGACTTAACTAGTGACCCAACAGCAAATGCACTTGCATCTGGTTCTCTAACTGCTTCAAATACTGCAACATTAAGAGCAAATATTACTGGTGGTACTGTATCAAGTCTTGCATCAGCAATTGGAGTTGCAGATGGTGGTACAGGCGCAACAACATTAACTGCCGGTGGAATTCTTATTGGTTCTGGAACAAGTGCAGTTACAATACTTGCAAACACAGGCACCGCAGGAACTTATGGTAATGCAGCCTATCATCCAGTAATTACTACTGACACATATGGTCGTGTGAGTGCCGTTACAAATACATTAATTCAGATTTCAACAACACAGATTACATCTGGTGTTCTTCCGTTTGCACAAGGTGGTGCAAACGCAATCACTTATACTACTGGAACATTCTTAACATCAAATGGTACTGCATTTGTATCGGTTGCAAATACTGGTACTGCCGGAACATATGCTAATGCTGCTTATATTCCTGTAATCACTACTGATGCTTATGGAAGAGTTAGTGCCGTTACAAACACAGCGATTGCAATAGATACTGCTGCTATTACTTCTGGTACATTGGCAGATGCAAGATTACCAGCTACGGGTACTGCTGGAACTTATGCTAATGCAGCTTATGTTCCTGTAATCACTACAGATTCAAAAGGCCGTGTAACTGCAATAACAAATACTGCAATCGTAATTTCTGCGGCTGCAATTACTTCTGGTACATTAGCAGTTGCACAAGGTGGTACTGGAGTAACTACTTCTACTGGTACTGGTTCAGTTGTTCTTAATACTGCACCAACAATATCATTACCGACAATTGACAATATTAAAATGGGTTATACCACAACTGTTACGGCAGCTGGTACAACCACATTAACTTCAGCAAGCAATAATTACCAAAGATTCACAGGTTCTACTACACAAACAGTTGTTCTTCCTGTTACTAGTACACTAGTAGCCGGTGTTGCTTATGAGATTGAAAATGCTTCAACTGGTAATTTAACTGTTAACTCATCTGGTGGAAATTTAGTTGTAACTATAATTCCTGGTGTTACTGTTCAATGTAAATGTATTGGTACTACATTAACAACAGCCGCAGATTGGGATGCAGAGTATAACGAATTTTCAACTATTACTGGTACTGGTGCAGTTGTTCTTAACACCGCACCAACATTAACTTCTATTAATGTTACAAACACAACTGTATCAACATCAAATATAACTGGTGCAATAACTGTTAGTGGTGGTATTGGTGTTAAGGGTAATGTTTCTGCTAATGGTATTATTTTCGATGACGGCACAAGACAAACAACTGCCGCTTCTGCTGGCGCTTCTATCGGTGATGTGTTGGCACTTTCAATTGCATTAGGATAAAACATGGCACAACCAACTACAAGACAACAATTTAAAGATTACTGTTTAAGAAAACTTGGTCATCCAGTTATTCAAATCAATGTGGATGATGACCAAGTAGATGACCGTATCGATGATGCATTGGCATTTTGGTCGGACTATCATTACGATGGCACCGAAAAGATTTTTATGAAGCATCAAATCACTCAAACTGATATTGATAGAAGATGGATTTATTGCCCTGATGCTGTTACATTTGTAACTGGTGTTATTCCATTTGACCAATCTGGTTCTTCAGTCAATATGTTTGACTTGAGATATCAATTAAGATTGCACGACCTCTATGACTTTACATCTGTGTCTTATGTCTCATATGAAATCACAATGCAACATATTCGCACATTGAACTTATTGTTCTCTGGCACACCACAGTTTAGATTTAACAGACACCAAAATAGATTATTCTTAGATATTGATTGGTCAAGAGACTTACAAGTTGGTGAATACGCTGTTATTGAGTGTTACAGAAAAATGCAACCGGATACAATTACAATAACTGGCACAGTAACAGGCAATACTTCTGCAAACACTTTAATTGGTACAGGCACAGTATTTGACCAAGAACTATTAGAGAATGATATTATTCTTTTGTCTTCTGGTGCAGAATATCAAGTGCAACGAATCAAATCACCAACTGAATTAACAGTTAGTGCGAACAATCTTGTTGCAAATGTAACTTCAGTTTCAATTACTAAGACTGGCATTTCAGATATTTGGAGTGATAGATTTTTAAAGGCTTATGCTACTGCAAAAATTAAACAGCAGTGGGGCAACAATATGAAAAAGTTTGGCGGAATACAATTGCCTGGTGGTGTCACACTTAATGGTAAAGAAGTGTATGATGAGGCAACCGAAGAACTTGCTAAGATGGAAGAAGATATGTATCAGATGGGTAGCCTGCCTAGTGAGATATTTACAGGCTAAACAATGCCAACAAATCTATATTTTAATAATTTTCCCAATGACCAAGTCACTAGTGAACAACTACTAGTAGAAGATTTGGTGATAGAAGCTATGCAGATGCATGGCATGGATGTGTATTACATGCCAAGAAGTTCTGGTGACTCTGTTGATATGTTATATGGTGAAGACACCCTAAAACGATATACTGTTGCATATCCAATTGAGATGTACCTTGAGAATATTACTGGTATGGATGGTGAAGGCGATTTCATGTCTAAATTTGGGCTTGAGATTAGAGATGAAGTTAGTTTATTAGTTTCTCGTAAAAGATTTAGATACACAACTGGTGCATCAAATTTAATTAGACCAAGAGAAGGTGATTTAGTTTATATACCTTTAATTCAAAACTTCTTTGAAATTACCTTTGTAGAACACGAAAATAATCAAGCGATGTTTTATACGCTAGGTAGAGGTCGTGGTGGTAATGTATATGTGTATTCATTGAAGATGAAACAATTTGTATTCTCTGAAGAATACATAGTTACTGGTATTGATGAGATTGATGGTCAAATCAGAGATGCATACAAGAGAGAAAGAATCACAATGGCATCTGGTGGTACAGGAACATATGTGCAGGATGAAATTGTTTATCAAGGTGGTAGTCTTGCGACTGCAAACGGAAAAGCAACTGTTTACTCTTGGAGTAGCACAACAAGAAACTTAGATATAATAAGAGTGATGGGCACCTTTGCAAATAATACAATGTCAATTGGTGCAACATCAAATGCAAGATTTATATCCGCAACTGTGCCTAATGATACAGTATTTGATAATAGTGCATTTGAAGATATTACAGATAATACATTAATCGAAACAGAAGCAGATGCAATCATTGATTTCTCTGAAAACAATCCATTTGGTGAAGCATAATGCTAGGTAATGACCACTTTTATAATCGCACTATTCGCAAAGTAGTTGTTGCGTTTGGTACAATGTTTAATGATATTCATGTTGTTAGATACAACAAGGCAGGCACAACTTCATATGAGAAATTTAAAGTGCCTTTGAATTATGGTGCAAAAGAAAAATACATCACTAGAATAAATTCTGATCCAACATTAACTAAATCTATTGCAACATCTGTTCCTAGAATGTCATTTGATATGACCGGAATGTCGTATGATACTGCCAGAAAATTACCATCTACTGTAAGAAATTTTGCAGCTAATACTGCAACAACTGTTAAGACACAATTTGTTCCTGTGCCATACGATTTTTCTTTTTCTTTGTCCATCTATGTTAGAAACACAGAAGACGGCACACAAATATTAGAACAAATTTTACCATTTTTTACACCGGACTTTAATGTAACAATTAATTTTATTCCTTCTATGGGTAAAAAATATGACATGCCTGTAATTCTTAATTCTGTGAATACAACCACAGATTATGAAGGTGATATGATGAGTACACGATTGATAACTTGGGATTTAGAGTTTACTGCAAAGGCATATATTTGGCCACCAGTAATAGCCGCTGAAGTTATTAGACAAGCAAATACAAGCATTTACTTAGAAACAAGTGCAAGAAATGCTCAAAAAGTTTTTGTAAATTATGCAAATGGTGTTGGTTACTTTGCATCAAATGAAATTGTAAGAGTATCAGATAAAAACATTTTTGGTGAAGTTATATATTTTAGTAACAATGCTGCTGGTGCTGCTAATACGGCAACTCTTGTT